AGCCTACACCGTGCGGGTGAAGGCACTCCCCTCGGGCAACATTAAACGGGTCGAGAAGGCGCAAGTGCAGGTGTCCTGTTCGTGCGACTTCTTCCGGTGGCAGGGGCCGGAACATTGGGCAAGCACCGAGAAGTACCTGTACGGGAAGCCCGTGGGCACGGCGAGCCAGCCTTCCGTCAAAGACCCCGACGCACGGCACCGGGTCTGTAAGCACTTAGTGGGCGTCTTTGGGCTTGCTCGCAACTACCGCTTTGCCTCGGGGGACACCCTGTGGTGGCCCGCTGACGCGGACGTAATTTTCGTTCGCGACGTGGGGGAATAGGCTCCGCTCAACGGGTAAAAGTGAACCATGCTCACCTTCCTGTCCGGTTTCGCCTGCGGTGTAGTCTCTACGGTGTTGCTTGTCGCCGCGCTCTACTTCGCGGTAGACAAAGCGGTGCGACCTCCAAGCGGTGGGTAAGGTCACCCTGCCAAGGAGTGCCCTGTGCCCATTTACGGCTACGTCTGCCCCTCGTGCGAGCACGAGTTCGACCTTATGCTTTCCATGTCCCGCTGTGACGAGGCGCAAGCCTGCCCCGAGTGCGAGACGACTGCGAAGAAGCAGATATCGGCTCCGAACTTCAACCTCGTCGGGGACGATTGGCCGGGGAAGGCAAACCGTATCAAGTCGCAAATGGCCGAGAAGAACAAGCGGCTCTCCGCACGGCAAGCAGAACACCACGGCCCCCCTATGCAGCTTGTCCCGAACGTGGACGGGGAGCGCACCTCGTCGTGGTCGGACGCAGCCAAGTTGGCGAAGGACAAGGGCAAGGACACGAGCGGGTACAGCCGTATGGCCGCGACGGAGAAGGCAAAGCCCTCGACCTCGTGAGGTTGCGTTAGCCCCTCTATCTTCTATGGGGGTACGGAGGTAACCCCGCGTGGAACCCTGTCCCCTCCTCATTGAGCGCAAGCCGGGAATTGTGAACCTTGCTGTCCGCACGACTGCGGGCGCGAAGTCCTATTCGTTCGGTGCAGCCCTGTCGCTCAACACGGCATTTGCGGGTGTGACTACGATGTTTGAGGTGCCTGCGAACGGCTCCTTCTCGTCGCCCACCCTTCGTCGCTCCCGCGTGAACGCGGTGCAAGAGAGCAACCGGGGGTTGACCCGTGTGCAGTTCACCCCTGTGGACTACGCCTCGGCCACTATCCCCGGCGACACCTACACGACTTTCGTGCGGGTGCAAGAGCGGAACTCGGCGGGCAACTTGCTTGCGGCTGGCCCTATTCTCGTGGTGCCTCCCGGTGACTTCTTCTGGACGAACCGCCGCAGCCTCGTGCTCAACGGCACCGCACCAAGCATTGCGGGTGCGGGCTTCAACGGCTACCCCCCGCCGGGGGTCATGCGGTTCGTCCTTCCGCAGTTCGCAGACCAACTGAAAATCATGAACACGGGCGTAGCCAACACCCTGTTCGTCTCCTTCGGACAGGGCTTGCAAGAGACACCTATCCCTCCTACGGCAGCAGGCGTTCCCGTGGTCGCGGTGGACTTTTGGCAGGCAGGCTCGGCGGAACTGTTTATACGCGCCGAGGGCGGCACCACCTCGTTCACCGTTATCGCTGCCATTGTCAACGGCCTCCACACCTAACCGTGCCTATGCGGTAGTCCGTCAATAACGGGTCGCCATGTAGGAAGTCCCCCCCACCTCCCACTTTCATTTTCGGAGAACCTCTCATGCCGTACATCGCTATGCGCCGCACGGACATCCCCAACGGTGTCCTTCAAGTGCTCGACCTCGTTCCCAACACCTCGCTGCGGAACCAAATCTACGACCCTATCGGTCAGACCAAGTACATCAACCGCTTCTCCACGGACACGCTCTCCGCGCTCGCGGCGAACGCAACGGTTGCCGAGTTCTCGGGCCTCGCGGCGTACCTCATTGACCATGTGACTGACGACGTGGCGAATGTGACCATTACCGTGACCGTGGCGAACGCCGCTGCCGCCCTTATCACGCTCGACCTCAACAATGGCACCGCCCTCACCCTCGGGCAGATCAACGCCCAACTCATTGCGGGTGGCGCAGGCGCGGGCACGACCCTTACGGGCACCGGCTCCAACGGTGCCGTCACCGACATTCTGCAAATCCTCGCGGGTGGGCAGTACGTTCTTCCGGCAGGCAGCGTGGTCGGTGGCCTCGCGGCGGCTGCTGCGCTCGGCTCCTTCACGAGCGGCGTGTACCTCCCGACCTACGACACGGGCGCGCTCCAAATTTCCCTCGGGAGTGGACAACTCGCTGTGTTCACGTCTGCCACGTTTGAATACCTCGGCACGGCGGGCGCAGCCCTCGTTGTGTACACCGACGCAGGGGCAATCGCCTAACCAGCGGGTGACCCCGTTCGGGGGGTTGGGGTCTTCCTCGGGCCTCGACGGGTAGCGTAAAGCAGCCCGTCGAGGCCCGTCTCTTTTACCAAGGTGCCCCCTGTGGAAGAACTATACAAGACCACCGACCTCTACTACTCAGCCTACCTCAAGGTGGCGGGCGTGGTCTTTCGTGGGGTCGAGCGCGAGGGTGGCCGCGTGACTTTCCTGTTTGACGACCAAGGCCCGCTCGTCATGCGGGACTTGCGGAACGCCTACTTCACCGACGCGGCGAAGGTTGCACCCCTCCTGTTCGTGCAGGCTATCAAGGCCATGAAAACGCTGACCTTCAATGACCAAGGCGAGCGGTTCGTCCAACCCCCAAGGAGCAGCCCATGAGCATTGTCTATCAGCAGGGTCAAGTTCTTGGGCGCGGGGACTTGGATATCTACCTCACGAACTCCTTGGGTAACCCCGCAAACGCATACACCATTTCCTACGCCGTCTACTATGTAGACCCCACCTCCTGTGTGGAGGTGCTCATTGGGCCAACCGACCGTGCGCCCGTGAACCCCGCCGTGGGCGAGTACTACGCCGCCCTCCAAGTACCGGGGGGAGCCGCACCGGGGACGTACCGTATCCGGTGGCTGTTCCAAGAGACTGCGGCGACCCCGCAAGCAGGAGCGGTGCAGGAGTTCGGTGTCGTCTCGTCCTCGACGCAGACGAGCGCGACCGCTCTGACAGGGTGCATGGCCGACCTCGTGCGGAAAATGCGGGTCATGACCCGTGACAACAACCCCGACCGCAACTACCGCTTCCGACCCCCCGAGGGTGAAGGCACCATAGGCTGCTACAACCAAGTGTTCGGCTATGTGTGGACGGACGAGGAGTTCGCGGACTACCTCAATATCGCCCTCGACAAGTGGAACATGCACCCTCCCGAGACGGAGGGGCTGCGGAACGTGGACATGGTGTGTCAGCAGAAGCCCGCGTGGCGAGCGGCTCTCCTGTGGGGAGCCTTGGTGACCGCAGCGCAGGCTCTCGCCTACAATTGGACTGTGAACGAATTCTCCTATTCCATTGGGGGTATCTCGCTCGACATTCAGAAGTCGTCGTCCTACATGGACTTGAAGCGCAACGCCGAAGAACAATGGGACAAGTTGACCGAAGCCAAGGCGCGCACCACCAAGTTCCTGCGCGGCTTGCAGCAGCCCCGCTTTGGGCGCGGCGTCCGTAGTGCCTTCGGCCCTTACGTCGGAAAGGGTGTTTTGAGCCCTCGGAACTTTGTGGTTTACCTTTTGAGCGTGGGCGGCTATAAGGTCATGGAGGCCATGCTCCATGCCGACCACTTGTCCCAACTGCTCTCGTGAGTTCAAGGGTTCTCGGGTAGACCCCCGCCACGCTCGTTCCTGCACGACGGAGACAACGCCCACGGGTGCCTCCCCGTGTGTTTGCGGTGCCCTTTCTGCTACGCCGAAGTTGGCGAAGACACACCGTGCTGTCTGCCCTACATGGCTCTCCCGCGACAAGAAGTCCGTTCGTGCTGAACGGCTGCGGGAGAACTCGCTCGCCAAGCACGGCGTCGAGAACCCCATGCGCTCGCCCGAGGCTGACCGCAAGCGTTCTGAAACCAACCTCAAGAAGTACGGTGCCGAGAACCCGTTCGCCCGTGGGGCGAGCACCTACGAGAAGGTGCAGGAGTCCTTGGTCGGGAAGCGCGGGGCACACGGGGCTGCAAACGCCTTCGCCCGTCCCGAAGTGAAGGCGAAGGTCAAGGCAACCATGCGGGAACGCTACGGGGCAGAGAACCCGCAGCAAGTCCCCGCCATTCGTGCGCGCACCACCGCGACCTCGCAGGAACGCTACGGGGGAGTTCTTCTCTCGTCCCCCGCTCTTGCGGAGAAAGCGCGGGAGACGAACCAAGCACTCTACGGCGACGAGTTCCCGCAGCGCACTCAAGAGATAAAGAACAAGGTACAGGAGACGAACCTCGCCCGCTATGGGGTGCCGTGGTCGAGCATGGCCCCCGAGGTGCGAGCGAAGCAACTTGAGGCCCACCACGCGAAGTGGGGGTCGCACTACTTCGCTTCCGACGAGGGCAAGGCGCACCTTCGTTCCGTCATGGTGGAGCGGTTTGGGGTCGAGTTCCCCGGTGCCATTGACGGCCATTGGGAGCGAGCCGTGCAGACCTTCAAGGAGCGGTACGGCGTTGAGCACCCACTTCAACTTGCCGAGTTCCTCGACAAGCAGCGGGATACAAACCTCGCCCGTTACGGGACTATCTTCCCCGGCCTCCGCGTGCGGGGCATGAATGGGCTTGAAACCAAGGTGTTCGGCCTTGCTCCTTCGGGTTCACTCCTGTTCACCGGAGACGGGGGGTGGTGGAGGCACCTCCCCCGCTACGGACGCAACAAGAACCCCGACTTCATTGCTCCCGGCCCCGACACGACGAACCCGAGGAAGGGCGTCACCCGCGTGGTCGAAGCCTTCGGGGACTATTGGCACTCCCGCATGTTCACGGGCAAGGCCCCCTTTGAGCACGAGCAAGACCTCGTGGAAGCCTACCGCGAAGTCGGCATTGAGTGCTTGGTGCTGTGGGAGTCCGAAGTCCTCTCGTCCCCCGACGAGGTGCGAGACAGGCTCGCGGCTTTCCTTCTCGTGTAAGTTCTCTCCGGTTTCCTGCTTATCCACAGCAGGTTGCAGAGGTTCAGCCACCATGCTCCTCGTACTGCTTCTTCTCGCGTGCCCCTCCCCTACCCCCGTCCCGCCCCCTACGCCTCCGGTGAAGCCCGAGTGGACGGACATTGCGCGTCCCCCCGGCTCTGCGGACGGTGTTCGCTGCTGGGAGTGGAAGGGTACGACCCCCGTGTGCCAATGGCCGTCCGGTGGGCCTGTCCCGCCCCCGCCCGTCCCCCCGGAACCTCCGAAGGCTGAACCCGCCCCCGCAGCAGAAGCCAAGCCGTAGAGCGGGTAGGGTGCTCAAGCTCGTTCCCGAGTAGCTCAGTTGGTTAGAGCATCTGACTGTTAATCAGAGGGTCGCCCGTTCAAGTCGGGCCTTGGGAGCCATTCTTCAAGGAGACGTGACCGAGTGGTTTAAGGTGCACGACTGGAAATCGTGTGCTTCTGCAAGGGAACCGAGAGTTCAAATCTCTCCGTTTCCGCCACATACCCTCCCAAAACCGTCGAGTATCTGTTATCTTCGCGCCACCTAACCCACGAGACTACCATGCAAATTGCCTTGTTTCTGCTTAGTGCCTGCCTTGTTCCCGACGCGGTTACCCCTACTTCTTCGGTCGTAGAAGCCCCCGCGCCTGCGGCTGCGGCTGCAATGCACAAGTTCACGTTCGTGAACAGGTGCGAGCAAGATATCTGGGTCGGCAGCCACGGGCAGAAGGGCACCGCCGCTATCAACGGAGGCGGGTGGTTCATGCCTGCTCGCGTCAAAGGCGTTGACCCCACACCCATGACTTTTGAAGTCGCAGTCGGCAACAGCGGACGGCTCTGGCCGCGTACCGAGTGTACCTTCCCCGGTGACGGGCAGAACCATTGCGCGACCGGGGGTTGCGTTGACGACACGAACAAGTTCGCCTTGAAGTGCGCGCAGGGCGGCGAGCCGCCTGTGGCACTTTTGGAGTGGACGCTCGACGCTCATAGCGGGAACGGCCCCATTGACTACTACGACGGAAGCCTTGTTGACGGGTGGGCTGTCCCGCTGCAAATGATCGCAGTTGCCAACAGCCACAACCCGGTAGCCGACCCCGGCATGGAGCAAGACCGTTGGTGCGCTCCCGGTGGTTGTGCTGTCAGCCCCACCTGTCCCGCAGAGTATTGGGACGGCAAGAACTGCTGGTCGCCCTGCGCGGCTGCAACCCGACCGACGAACCCGGTGGACGCGGCAGACGCTTTGAGTTTGTGCTGCTCCTGCTCCTTGAGCGACGGCAACAACACCTGCCCCGAAGCGGAGTGCGCGGGCGGCTACGGCTGTACGCCCAACCACGACCCCATGTACCCGGCGGATATGGTCTGCGACCCCACGGGGGAAAAGAATGGGGGGAGGGCATGGAACGCCACGGCTCAAAGCTACATTGCCAACGTCCGTGATGCGTGCCCGAGTATCTACGCATGGCAGTTTGACGATGCGAAGGGCACGTTCAACTGTCGCAAGACGGACGGACTCGTGGACTACGTTATCGAGTTCTGTCCCGGCGTTCCTGCCGTCGAGTAGTAGGGTCGCATGGGGAGAAGGCTCCCTATCTTTCCTATGCCCGTCGTGGGGGGCAACAGTAGAGGCACAGGCTCGTGGCTTCCCCACCCCCCGTGACGGCAACAAAAGAACTCCGCAAGGTCGTCCGTGAGGCCAAGACCCACGGTATCCCCGTCCTCGTGGACTTTTGGGCACCGTGGTGCGGCCCGTGCCGCGCCCTCGCGCCCCACTTGGAGACGCTCGCCCGCGAGTACGGGGAGAGCCTCCTTATTCTCAAGGTGGACGTAGACGCACACCCCGACGCGGCGAAAGCCTACTCCGTCACCTCGTTGCCCACGCTCGTCCTGTTCCGCGACGGGGAAGAAGTCAAGCGGCACGTTGGCGCAGCGAACCTCAAGAC